CTGTCTTCAAGCGCAGAGGTCAATTGTTTGGTTGTGTAATCAATAAGCCTGTCGTAATAAGACGCAACTGCAGCAAGCACTTGGTTGTCATTGTCTTGTCCAACAGAAAAATCACCATTTTCTTTTTCTGCTTGCACAACAGAGTCAGTCTCACCTGTTGCAACTGCTGCCATGCGGTCAATCCAATCGCCGCTCTTCGTAGTTGAGAACTTGAGAACAGGCTCGCCATTGAGCATAACACAGACATTCACCATACCTGCGCCCCACGAGAGTGCAACTCCAGTATAATCATCATTGGCAAGCTCTGAATAGCACAAAGCTTCAGCTTCGTTGATAGAACGTGCATCGTATCCGCACTCAGAAAGAACAGACTTCACCACGTCTTCATGATAACCAACGTCAAAGTCTTCGTCTTCTTGATCAACTGGCTGAGCAGGTATACAAAAGACCAATTTCTCACCTTGTTCTTCAGCTTTGCCTGCAACTTCTTTGAGTATATAAGAAAGAATTCTTCTTGCTTCCTTCTCTTTAGAGGAGACTACTCCTTTATGCATTGGTCGCTTTGCAGAGTCGTTTCTCTCAACTGCCTTTTCTATAGCATCCTTGCCGAGGATAATGAAAGATCCGTCATCGTCTTTTACGAAAACTTTGCCAGCAAGACCCTTCTCAATCATCTTCGTTGCGATGGGTGTTGTGGGTTTAATAACATAGAAAGCATCTCGAAAATCCTTGTAGATAACCTTACCCTTTGAACCTTCTGATGCTAAAACTACGAACGATGTACCGACATCTAAACCTTTGGACATGATCAACCTTTCTTTTTCTTCTTAAGCATGAGAAGCTTGGCAGTTTCGCCTTGAATATCGTCGGCGACCTCTGACTTCACTCCAAGCTCTGAACTCTTTTGGAATTTATCTGTAGATACTTTGGTCACAAATTTTTTATCATCAATTAGAAGCTGCTTCTTTGAAGATTTTTGTTCTTGATTTTCATCATTGCAAACTTTATCAACAAATGAGTCTGATCTTCTTCTTCGAAAAAGACCGAGAATGGAATCAATTCGACCAAGCATGTAGCCTGAGATGAATAATAAAAAGCTTAATACTTCGTTAGATTTCACTTAAAGCCCTTCGTCTAAATATCAAGTAGAAGAAATACCTGTACTACCAAAGCCACCTTCGCCGCGGTCTGTCTCTGACAGTTCTTCAGAACGTTGAAATATTGCCTGAATAATAGGGAAAAATATCAGCTGAGCAATCCTATCTCCCTTTTTTACATAAAATTCTTCTTCACCCGCGTTGTGAAGAATTACCTTTATTTCACCTCTATAGTCACTGTCGATGACTCCTGGCGCGTTTAAAACAGTGATGCCATTTTTAATCGCTAATCCTGAACGGGGACATACATAAGCACCAATTCCATAAGGAATCTCGAGTTTAAGACCTGTACTCACTAGGGCCCGTTTTCCTGGCTTGATAACAGCGTCTTCGTGTGACTGTAAATCACATCCAACAGATGCAGGTGTTTGATATTTGGGCAAATTGACGTCTGCTTCGCAGCGCGTCTTAATCCAGACTGGATTGACTAATCGACCTGACTTATTGGTGATCTCACTCATCTGCGTCTTCCTCGTCGTCTTCGATCACATCCGTCTCATCTCTTGGCGGTCCGTTTACAAGCGTCAGCGCAGAATCAATTGCCTCCTTAATCCACGGTCCGTGTTTTTCATCACGAAGAAGTGAGCCAAACTCGCTCTTGTAGAACTTCTTTTCTAAAAGAACTTCGCCTGTCTTCTCGTCAAGTACACTGAGTTCCTTCCAGGCACCTTCGCCGCCGATGCTGATAGATTTACCCTTGCGCTTGACGGGACCCACGTCTTTACAGTGAGCTCGGACTTCGTCAAAGAGATATTCATCCTCGACGATACCTTTACCGAAGATGATGTCAAATTCACACTTGCGGAAAGGTGGAGCAACTTTGTTCTTCTTGATCGTGCAGATAACATGAATGCCAATCACGTTGCCGTTCTTATCTTTCACCTGAGTGCCGCTAGTGAGCTTGATTCTCAATGAAGCGTGGTACGGAATTGACTTTCCGCCGGGTGTGATGTCAGGATCACCGTGCATCACACCGATAGCAGTTCTTAACTGGTTGAGACAGAGCAGTGTCACGTTATTCTGACCGATGACACCAGTGATCTTGCGCATACCCTTTGAGATCACGCGAGCTTGAAGGCCAATGGTGTTGTCTTCGTACTCACCGTCGAGTTCTGCCTTTGGTGAAGTTGCAGCGACTGAGTCCCACACTACCAAGATAGGAACGTTCTTGTCAATGATCTGCTTTGCCTTTAGAATCGTAGACTCAATGATTGAGAACACTTCTTCTGTGCAGTGAGAGTCACAATAAACAAATCTCTTACGAACATCGATACCCATGTCAGCGAGCTTCTGTGGACTTGTAGCATTCTCTGTGTCAATGTAGACAACCAGACCTCCAAGTGCCTGAACTACAAGAGCTGCATGGTACGCAAGGTGTGACTTTCCGATAGAAGGAGGCCCCGAAATCTCGATGATTCGACCTTCAGGATATCCACCCGCGAGAGCATTACGAATCGCGTAATTCAGTTGAATAGAACCAGTATCGATCCATCGCTTCACTACAGTAGGTGCTTCATCCTCTGAAAGATTAAACGCAATCTTTTGACCAAACTCTTTATTGAGAGCTTTGATTAAATCATTTGTCATTGAATCAAGAATGTTGTCTTCAGTTTCAGAATCGCTTTTTGATTTCTTTGCCATGTGTAACTCTCAGTTGTGTACATTCTAACTCGATAGGTCTGTTTTGTTTTAGTCAACTAGAAGAGCGAATAAAAAAGAAAGCACCGCAAAAGCGGTGCTTTCTTTAGTGATTTAAAAATAGAAAATCACTCACTCATGAGGTCTGCAAAAGCTTCATCAAGCGACTGCTTCTTGGCAGATTCCTTCTTTGACTTCTTCTCTGCAGGCGCAGATGACTTCAACTCAGCAGTCAAACTGTCGAGCTCGTCGACAGGCGCGGAAGCTCCTCGAGAGGTACCTTCAGACTTTTCTACATCTGATGCAGAACCTCCAGTCAACCAGTTGTTAAGAACAGTCTCAATCTCCTGCGTCGACTTAAGCCGATACATGTCGTCGAGGTTTGGAATGGAGTTGAGCCAAGTCTCCACTTGCTTTGAGTCCTCGTGGAGCTTAGAAGGACGACGTGCTGGATCGACCATCGTGTCCATAAACTGCTTACCGGGTGCTTGTGACAAAGTCACCTTAAGGTCGAAGCCTTCAGACGGTGAAAGGATGTCACCTACCTCCTCGTCGAGGAAGAAGCTGAGCATACGCTGATAGACGATCTTGCCGAAAGACCAGATCATCACGCCTCTATCTTCTTGCCCACGAACGACGACTGGAGCGTAGCACCTCATCTTTGGTTGAAGCTTCTTGGCAAGAAGACGATCATCTGGCTTGCCGCTGCTGTAGAGCTTGCGGATCAAGTCATTGATTGGATCTGGCTTACCAAACTGGTTGGGCGCCAAGATACCGGCGTTATCGCCGATGTAATAGAACCACCGCTCCATGAAGGGCTGACCATCCGGAGCATCCTTCCAGGGCAAGCACCTAATCTTATGTTCACCTACAGTCGGCTTCCACAGTTGGACTGAAGAAGTCTTCTTCACACCGCTGAGTTCTGCGACACGCTTCTTAATTGCTTCAAGATCAATAGCCATAATGTTTTCCTATTCCGTTTCCTATTCCGTTTGATAACGTTGACCAACATTGAACAGCATGTTCTTTGCTGATCGAACCTCTTTGGATGTGCTACACTGTATATTGCCTGCACGCGATTGTTCACGGAGACATGCGCAGCTTTTTATCAAAGAAAAAATCACTTTATACGAACGTGGTCTTTCTTCTGCTTCTTTACTTTCTTGCCAGCAGTAGGGTGCTTTCCTGGCTTCATGTCAGCAGAAGATGCTCCCAAAGGTGCTGTATAACCACCGCCGGGTGCGAGGCTACCAGCAACAGTAGACATCTCATTCTTATCGTCGTCAGACGATTTTTTCTTTTGTTTTCTACCACGAAGTTGATTTGGAACTCTCGCATCTCTCATCTCGCCCAGAGCAAGAGATAAAAATTCACGCAGTAGATCTTCCATGAGATCTAAATATCAAGCCTCAAGAATCTTTTTCTTCTTTAGTTGCGATGATATCAGCTTGATGAACAATATCAGCAAGTAGAGGCTCTCTCATCTTATAGGGAGCATTCTCCTGGATGTACTGACCGTCGTTTAGCTTAATGGCTAACCACTCATCCTGTGTTAGCTTTAAACCAAAATGCTGACACAACCACACACCGCGATCGGGCACAGTCATGTACAAGATATCCTTATTGTGCTTATACATCTCTCCAAGCTTGTCGCGATGCCAGTCTGAATCTTGTGGAACGTAGTAATCATTCTCGTGATCGCCAACTTTTCCTAGATCGTGAAAGAGGCACGCAACGATGAGAGACTCTTTTGAGACGCTCCAGCCAAAGGTCTTGCACAGCTTCATCGCATAAGATAGAACTCTAAGAGAGTGGTCGACTAATCCACCAGGAAATGCAGCGTGATATTCTTTGCGTCCTGAAGCAGGACACAGTGCCAATCGTTCTCCTAGGTGGTCGACCATCGCCAGGGCGGCAGGGGCTCGATCTCCAAGCTTCTCACAAAGTGAACGAAATTTATCAAAATTTGCAGCGATGTCTTCTGGGCTCAAAGTCATAAGGCCACAGTATTACGCCATGGCCTCACTGTACACAAAAATTTTATTTATCGCTCATCCCGTCTGGTTTCAATCGCGACCGATGTAATCTGACGGCATGACTTCAAGCTCTCCGCTAGCAATGTCATCTTCAAATCTTTTAATTAATTCCATGACTTTCGCAGAGAGCATTTTGGCTAAATGCTCAGCCTCCTCAAGGCCAGCGCCTGTAAAATCTCCTGATTTTCCGACGTAATCGACGTTGATGTAACCGTCCTTTTCAAAAAGCTCAAATTCAACATTGATGCTGTGTTTTCTAGACGGACCTTGTGATTTTGGTGCAGCAGAAGACATCATTGGTGCCTTCTTCTTGCGGGGGGCCTGTGTGACACTTGCCACTTCTTCCTTGATGATTCTACGTAACTGCGATGCTGTAATCTTCATAAATACCTCACTTAATTATTCCCGCCAGCTTTTGCCAGCGCTCAACTAGAATCGTCGAAGCGTCTTGAGACTGCTTTGACTCACCCTTAATGGTGATCTTCTCCGTGGGATTTCTACCCTTCTCGCCGAAAATAGGGCCTGCCCACGGCATCGCACCGTCTTTTCCAGCTCCTCTTATGCCTGGTGGCTTAACGCTCTTGAGATACTTAGACAGCTGATCTACGCTAACGTTGAAACCCATCTCTCCCAAAGCCTTCACGATCTTTTCTTGGTCTTCAGATGGCAGCTCTTCAGGAATTCCACCCTTGTCGTCTCCTGCGACACCCGCCTTCTTTAGTGCCAATTGCTCTAGACCAGCCAAAGATTTTACTGCTGTGACGCTTCCTGAATCTTCACATCCTTCGATATCTAGAGCTCCTGTGCCGTCGCCGAATGGCTCGCAGATGGCATCTTCAAGGGGACGACCATCAGGCGCCTTTGTCGTTTCTGGATCAAGAGGATTGGGCGGATAGTAAACGTGGATTTGATCGAAGTCAGCTGCTATCATTGCATCGATAGCAGGGCCATTTTCAACGATCTTGCCGTCCTCAATCTTTGGTGAAGCAGCGAATATTCGATCAACTTCTTTCTGTGAAACTCTTCGACCTCCTGTTGCAGCTCTATGAAGATTCGTGATTTTAGTTCTACCGGGCGGTTGATAGATGTAGACACCCACAAGCTTTAATGCTGGAAAGTCTTCGTCTTGCTTTAACTTGCCAAGTGCGCTGATTCTTTCGACATTAGCTGTCGATTCACCTGCCTGGTCTGCAAGGTAGATAGTAGAAAATGGACTATCAATTTCTTGAGCTTTGCCAATGATTCCTTTAATTTCCGCCCTAATGTCGTCCATGTAACGACCTGCGGCTCCAAGACGAGCACCAACTGTAGGGGAACCATCGTTAGGACCTAACAGCGCAGCTTGATCACCGCCTACTGCCAGACCTGGGTCTGAGAATCCTCGTGCTTGTGTAAAGTAAGACTCAGTATTTTTAAACTTGGAGAATGCGTCTGCGCCGGCTTGACGTCCTTTAGCACGCAAGTCTTCAAACGCTTTTGGAGAGAGAATCGATCCAAGTTCAAATTTCTTTCCCGACTCATTAACGTGGAAATACTCGCCAATGATGTCTTCGAATTTTTCTCCAGCTTCTACTCTGTCAAATAGACTATTAAAGACTGCTTGAGGAAGAACCTTTGTAGTAAAACCAACCATCGCTGCATCTTCTTCTTGATCAAAAGCGCCAGCAGCAGACTTCAAAAATGCACCGTAATCTTTGTCAGATGTAACACCTGCAAAACCTGGTACATCTTTTTGAGCTGCTCCCTTGCCTGCGGCGGGAGGACCATATAGAACTACTAACGTGATGGGTTTTATACCCATCTCTTGGGCAGCTGCAGTATCCATCTTGCCGGCTTCGTTGAGCGCGACATTTATCTCTTCCATGATGAGGCTTCTAAGTTGTTTTGCTGTAATTTTCATGGTAAACTCCTAAATCAGTCGCGTCCTAAAAAGCTAAAAAAGCCTTTCGACTTCTTTTCAGGTTGATTCATAGCAGCACGTATTCCTTGAAGTGATACATCGATCGCAGATTCATCTTCACCGCTAGGGACGCTGCTGATCAATGATGTAAGAACAGAGTGCAAACTCTTGAGCTGATCAGCAAGCGCGTAAAGCGACATAGAATTAATGAAAGATTTTTGCGTCTTAAGAACTTGCACAGTCTCAAGAGGATCAGCAGAAAGTTCTGTGAATTGTTCTCCGGTCATCACGTCATCGTCCTGAGAAGTGAGATTATACGCAAGAGAATCGTATTGTTTCGCTGACAACATACCAAGCGCAGCTTCAATGTCAGAAGCTAAACCTCCACCGAATTTTGAATTGAGAAACTTGACAAAAGCTTCAGGATCAACTCTCTTGGACTTCATCGCAGAGACTTCTTGAGACAACTTTAATAACGTTCCATCGCTTACAAGTCGCTTCACTCTCGAGATAGAATCTAAAAATTTCTTGCTGTCTGTTCCTGATAATTGCTGCGTTGATCCTAAAATTCTCTTTAGGTCAGGGTCAGCTCTTTCAACGACTCTTAGAATTTCTTCTCTAATCAAAATTCGTAATTGTTTTTCTGCTGTATTCATACGCTGTTGCATAACTATTCGAACAAATGCAAAATTAGCTTATGACAGAAAAACAATTCTAAATCACACTTTGTAAATTCTTACCTTTACTGTGATAGTTCCTGGGTTGAGATACTCTGCCTCGTCGAATGTCGAGAACTCAACGCTGACCTCAGTCTTGCCCACTTTATAGCGAAACTCATGGAAAGATGTCTTATCTCCCCAATTATCAGCACGCTTTGCTCTTAACATATTGCTGAGATTGGCAATAACATCATTCGCATCTTTTTTATCACCGGCGTTATATCGCACGTCGAAGCTGGCTTCTTTTGCGTCGCCGCCAGCATCAATGCCTCCGATGTTATCCGCCAATTCTTGCGCAACTGTTAGAGCATCTGGTTCTACTGCTCCTGCCACTGCGTTTGTAACTTCTTCTTTGATGATGCGGCGGAGTTGATTGATTGTGATTTTCACGCTGTTGACACCTTTGCAATGCGTAAATATAACACGATGCAGAAAATTATTAAAGCTTTTCAAGCTTAATCGGAAAATCCGCAGAGTAACCTTGAACACGAACTGATCTTATCTGAGCGTCCGTTAGTCTATCACGTCTAACGTCAAGAATCAGCGCATCGTGCAGAACAAATAGGGGTCTCACACCGTCAGTTCCTAGCTGCTTAAGAATCTGATCAAATCCCATCATTGCTACATCCACACCTGTGCTCTGAACGTAAGTGTTGACGAGAGTGTTCTTCGCTTCGGGATCCACAGAGAGTGGTCGTCCAAACTTATTGATGATCTTACCGCTTTGAGCTTGAGATTCTAAACGAGATCTCAAGGTATCGAGCTGAAAGTATTCGTTGATACCTCGAACGAAAGCATCTATCTTTGCTTGAGAGATACCGAGGCGGGCTCGGAGAGATTCTTTTGCCGCACCATAGAGTTCCGAGATGACCGCCACCTTCACGGCGTCTCTGTTCTGCCTGTCGCCAAAGATCTTCTCTGCAACTTCACCGTACATGTCTTCAGCATCAGAGCTGCGTCCAGCTTCAGCGAGCACAATGCGGGGTTCGAGAGCCCTGAAGTCTAAAGAACACACTACGCCGTCCTTGTAGGAAGACTGGATGATGCTCCGAAGCTCTCTCTTCAAGACGAGAATGTTGGGCCCCTCAGACACTGTCAACCGACCTGTGCGTGTTCCAAAGCGATTATAGACGGGAACATCGGCGAATCCGCGCGGGTCAGGATTGAAAGAAGACAACACAGGAGCATTGACACTGGCAGACTCAAGAAAACCGTTCCAAGCAGACACGTCTATCTTCGCGGGCTTAAGTGCAGACAAGACCGA